AGGTACTTTTTCTCAGATAAAGTTACCCAAGAAATTATAATTGCACCTCATACATCTTACACCACTAAATGTGATTTAAGAGATGCGATTGCCACACCTATTAATGACAAACAAATCATATCTTTATGGCAAGATGCAAAAGATGTGATGTTTGTTCGTCCTTATGTAACAATATCAGATAATAGGTACGATATAAACAATTCATGCAAATTTGCGAAACAAATTGCAACATTATGCGAATATCCTACGGTTAAGAGACAAATACTACGGATAAAGAAACAATTAAATACATGTATTCGTGAAGGAATAGAGATAGATGATATTACTTTAGAAGCACTTGCAAGTGATAATAATTGTGACGTGAATGTATTGCGTTTGTGGAAATTAGTCCAGACAATTAAGATGGATATGTTTAACTATATTACCGTAGATGATGAGATTGAATGTTACATTGAAGAAGAAAGATGTGACCATGAAGGTTATGTTATGTCAAATGAGTTTGGTACATTTAAGATCGTGAATCGTGAAGGTTTTAGTAGAGCAAACTTCAACCTATCTCCAATGAATCAATAACAACAAGGGGTCTTGACTAAAGTGTTGTAATAGTGAGAAACAGTTAAGGGTTAAACTAGACTGACATTCATCTTAATTAGACTGAGTAAATCAGTTAGCATAGATGATAAAGCAGAGATATGATGTTAGAGTAATTGACTACCCCTAGTCTTTCAACATTTGTTGTTTATTCTTTACTACAATGTCCGTAGCAACTGACCAGAACGATCTATTTTTCCTATTGGAAAATGCTGAGTCAAGTCGTGAAGTCGTGGAAGCGATTGATGCTTACTTAGATGGTCAAGTTTCTTATGCTTAAATGACACATAGGGGCATTAATTTGCCCCCTTTTTCTTTCTTTACTAACACAAATGTTAGATTACATTATTACAGATCAAGTCACAGATCGTCAAGTTGAAATAACATTTGATGAATACTGTGACATACAATTAGGACTCAAATGTGCTGCTGATGTTTATACTGAAGCAGGTAATACTAAAAGAGCAAATGAGTTTAAATCTCTTTCTAATCTATTAACTTAATCCTTACAATTTCTTTATGTACGAGTACGAACCTGACTTCAATTACGATCAAGATGATTACATTGAAGATGACATAATCAGTCAACTAAATGAATCATCTGTGCGTGACAATCTCTCACCAGAGACACAACAACTCATTAACAATTTCAAAAGAAAATGACACAAATTAAACTAACTTCTGCTCAAAGAGATGAACTTATTGAGCAATTTGTAGAGATACAAGTTGATAACATGGACACTCAGACTTTAGTTGAGTTTGTAACAGATTTACTCATAGATGACTATTCTAAGTTTACAGATAGTGAGTTAAAAGAGAGAATAGATGTATTCAATGATGACTCATTATATGATGAGTTAGTTGATAATATAACATCACAACCTGATCCACTATTATCAACAATGAATACTGATAATTACCAGACATAAGTGATAACGAAGCAGATGGAATTACAGATGATGATATATTCATTGATATTAATAATACAGGTGGAAAGTATTAATTAGTCATCTAAATAAGACTACCACCAGCATCACTTAGTATGAAAAACTCCATCCTATTTGAGATAGATAAGTATCTCGAAAAGACCTATCCTAAGTTAAACTTTGATGAAGTAGATTTAATCGCCACAGATATACAAAGGCGATACGATTACACTTCCTTAATATCACAAATAGATGAACAGATTAAGGAAACTGCGTATTATGCAAACATCAAATTAGAATCATTAGATGATAGTGAAGAGTTTGTACATACCAGTGAAGGTTGTTAATAACTCCCCTTTTATTTCATCTACTAAATTATAACTAAATCGCTGCACATTTCACAGAACGAGATGCGAAAGCGATTTTTTTTTGTCACACTATGTAATAAGATCTGTAAGGTGAAAATCATAAAAAGTATAACTAACTCTGTGCAGTTTGTTCGAGAAACTGTAAAGATTTATTTAAAAGGATGAAATAATATGAAGGGGGATCCATTAAAGTGTTATAATAGTGTAAGATAACAAAGCATTTTATGAGAAAACTTGAAAGACAAATGAACTTCGCAATCAGTAACAAAGGTAACTGGGCAGGTTCAAATACTCAAGTTAACTACAACTCAAACACAAATTGCAGCAGTATCTATCTACACGGTCATCAAATTGCAACCGTAGATCATAACCTCAAAGCAGTCAAATTGTCATCTTGTGGTTATCAAACAGTGACTACAAAAAGCAGACTAAATGCAATTCTGCAAGAGGTAAAATACGGTTGTAATGTATTCCAAAAGAACTGGGATTGGTTCGTAAGTTATAACGACCAAACCGCAAGTTTCTGGGATGGGATGATACTTTTAGATGCTGATTCCCTGCAAATTGCATAACATTCACAGGCGACTGATTAACAGTTAGTCGCCTTTTTTATGTCCTTTATTATTACTTTGGAGGTAATTAATCATGTATGCAAGTGAAACATTCGGAAGAATCTTCTGGTTAGATGATGATTATGAGTTTAAATCTTGCCCACTATGTGTAAATGGAACAGGTGATTTCGTCATGGAAGATTATGTTTCAGAGTGGGATGATTGGTCAGAAGTTAATATGAACGAACTGCTAAACATTCACAAGTTCTGCATACTTAATAAAACAGAATATGCAGGTAGTTTAACACATAGGGAGGTTAATTAATCATGTATGCAGAGAAAGAACAATGGTTTTTATTCATTTTATTTGGAGTAATTACCATAGTAAGTGTTAACGTATGGGCAGCAAAGAGAGATATTAAGTTATTTCGAGAGTTAGAAAGATTAGAACATGCAAGAACAATTAGATAAACAAGCAGTATATAAACAATTACCAGTAATTCCCTTTGCTAATGAACAATGAATCAATCAAATCTTCCACCCATACTTAACACTAAGGAGTACAAATCTTTAGTTGAAAAGTATCAACAACAAGAGCAAAAAGATAAACAATATTGTTATAAACCGTACCGTACACTTCGTAATTACTTACAATGAACAATTACCCACCCGAAATGTATAACGAAATCCTTGAATATTACAACTTTCGTTATGGCAAATTCCTAGAAATTCCTTATCCAACTATCAACCAACAACCCAAATTACATCATGGAAATCAACAACGAAACTCAAAGATTACAAAAGCAAGCAGTTAGTTTACTTGAGACAATTGAGGACACTGCTGAATACTTTTGTGATGAACATTTTATCAGTGGTGAACAATTTTATGTAATGATTAAAGCACTATGTGATGCTAAACTCAAAGAATTCCCATTTGATTTTGAACAATTAGAGGAGGATATATATGAATAAAGTAATAACGAATCCAATGATTGATTTAAACAAAAGGAGAGAATTATGTGAGGGTTTATATCAATTAATACTGCAAGATAAGGAGATTGCAGAAGAACTAATTGATGAATATGTGTACCTGTTAGATGATAATAGAGTGGACGAATTAGCAGACTTATGTAAGAACGAACTAGAGGAAGATTAGTGACATTAAATGATTACATAAGAGAACCAAAACGAGATTGGAATGATAAACAATGGATCGAATTTTGTTCAGTTCAGTTACATAATCCTTGGATAAATGAAACAGAAAGAGAATACTATAAGGACAAATTTACTGATCTAATTAACAAGAACTCACATGACTAAACTAACAAAGAAGATCATTAATTACGTCTTCTACATTATACTTGGAAGAGTGCTAATATTACTACTATTTGGAACATAACGTAACAGATTAACTCTCCTTGATTAACACTTAGTCAGGGGGAGTTTTCCACAGAAAGTATCATTAATTGTGGAAAACTATCTAAATTAATGTTATTTTACCCTTATAAATAGCAAATTAAATGTATATGTGTGTTGTAAAGGTTTTCCACAAAATGTAATGAATAGGGAGTTAATCTGTGGAAAAGGTATCAAATAGTGTGGAAATAATGTGCTTAAATGTTATGAAGTCTTGTCATCTTAGCGAGCATAGTATAACACGAACTCGCTTTAATTGTCAAACCCTCGTTTATATTTTGTAGGGTTATTACGTTTTCCACAGTATAAGGAATTGTGTCTAAATATACTAACAATTCTTGACAACAACTCTCTGTATATGTTAGAATTACGTTAACACTTTCATCGGTACAATCCTATGCCAGTTCTTTACAATCAAGCAACGAAGAGTAAGTATAGAATAACGCTAGAAGTTGACGCACTAAGTGACTTTAATCCACATCAAATTGATTGGCGTAAAGTATTAGATATGCAAGACAATGAGGAGGTCGAAAGTATTATCGAAGACCTGAGTAATCCTGTCAGTTGGTAATAACAAAGGGGAACCGCTAAAGTGTTATTATAGTGTAGACAATCTTAAAACCCAAAATGTCAAACAGTAACGCACAGTTTGTATCATTTAACTTTGCCGAATTTCTGCTGGAAAATGCAAACAATGGCAATGAAATCTTAGCAGTATTAGATGATCTTTATGAGGTGCAATCGTCCCCCCTATAACTAACAACAACTAAAGCACAGATTAGGGGCAGGTTGTTTATACTTTGCCCCCATAATGTGTAAGACAGTTAGTGTTACTTAGTGTTTACACAGTTGTTGACATTTAGTGACGCAATATGCTACAATTGTTTATAGTCTATTTGACAGTATTATTGGGGCGTTTGTGTTAACGTGGCGATTTTCGTTGCCCGTTTTAAAAAAAGTAAAAGTCCCTAACCTACAAAAGTGGGTACATGAGAGTTATTTCTAAAACAATTAAAATAAAAAAAATCCCCCAAGAAAAAAAGTGGTCTGATTACCATTTCGATTCTTGGGGTTTTTGGTGTCATATATACAAAAAAATCCGCAGTAAAAAAATCGCCCTATAAGGTTTATGGAAGAAACAGTCTATCACATATATGCAGCAGATAAGTGTCTATACAACTGTCTGAAGGAATCGGAGTTTAAACATATATGGAGTAGACTGGAAGAAATGGGAATGAAGGAGTTGTCATTTGAGAAACTGCCACCAGGTATAGGAGGTGTACATACGGTTAACTGGAAAGAACCTGATGGTGGGGATTCTTATTGACAGACTACATAAAATACATTATAATTGATATGAAGGTATTACACAATTATGGCAAAAGGATTTACTGTTAAAGCCAATGCACCTACAAAGGAAGCACCCAAGTGGGATATTCCTGCAATCAAGGAGAGATGGAAAGGAAAGACTATAGTATTCTGTTTACCTGGTAGGGGTTGTTCATATACCTTCTTAAAGAATTTTGTACAATTGTCTTTTGACATGGTACAGTCAGGAATGAGTATACAGATATCACAAGACTACTCTTCTATGGTAAACTTTGCACGTTGTAAGTGTTTAGGTGCAAATGTTTTACGTGGTGCTGATCAGAAACCTTGGGATGGTAAACTTCAGTATGATTATCAACTCTGGATTGATAATGATATTGTTTTTAATGTGGATAAGTTCTGGCAGCTTGCTGATCTTGCCATTCCTGCTGAAGGTGACGAAAGAAAGATTGCAGCAGGTTGGTATGCTACAGAGGATGGACATACTACATCAGTTGCTCATTGGTTAGAAGAGGAAGACTTCCGTAAGAACGGCGGAGTTATGAATCACGAGACCGTTGAATCTATGGGCAAACGTAACAAGCCTTTCACAGTTGACTACACAGGTTTTGGATGGGTACTCATTAAGAAAGGTGTGTTTGAAGAGATGGAATACCCTTGGTTTGCTCCTAAGATGCAAGTCTTTGAGTCAGGTGCAGTTCAGGATATGTGTGGTGAGGACGTGTCTTTCTGCCTTGACGCAAAGGAAATGGGTATTGAGACATGGTGCGACCCTCGCATACGTGTAGGACATGAGAAGACAAGGGTTATTTAAGATGTCGGTGAGCACCCAACTCGAAACATCAGAGTTATGGGATTTATCCGCAGAGATCCTCACCGAACTTTCTCGTAGGGATGGAGTTTCTTATAGAGTTCAGGCAACCGAGGAGTCAGTACAACGTAAATTAGAGGAAATTAACTAATGCCAATGCTTTCTAACATCAGTGATGGTGGTTATCAGAAGTCTCGTCCGAAAAAAACTCGTCAAGGCCGCTCGGCTCGTACACTACTATCCGCAACGTCTCGTAATAAGGCAAAAAAACCGTACCGAGGACAAGGAAAATAATGAAGGAGGGTTAAGTCCCTCCTTTTTTTATGTTAAATAGTAAAAACATACCAAAATTATGGAAAACTCCAAGAAAAAAATGCTAAGAGAGGTATCACATGACCGTCTTACACCTAAAAAACGTGATGATTTAGTCCAAAGTGAGATTTTTGGTGATTTTGAAGAGGATGGATTGGACTATGAATCGATACAATGACCTTGACAGAATTTTAGTTTGCAATCCTTAATAAATAAACAATAATTGCTGTAATATAGTGCCTCTAGAACGGGTTAGTCAAGGATTTAAGGACATTAGCATGACATTTCAGGCCAATCCCCTGAATAATGATCTCATTGCACTTAAAAATGAGAACGCAATTGCTCGCTCTATACGAAATATTGTATTTACATTGCCTGGAGAAAAGTTTTTTGATTCATCTTTTGGTTCTAGGATCACTGAATCCCTATTTGATAACATAGATGACATTACTGCAACCATTATTGTTGATGAAATTCGTGAATCTATTGAAAATAATGAAGATAGGGTTAAGTTGAATAATGTGGAAGCATTTCCAGACTATGAAAATAATAGTTTTGACCTAACTATAACATATGAAATAGTAGGAAGGAACATTCCAACACAAGAATTACAATTTGTTTTGCAATCAAGTAGATAAAAATGCCATTAGCCAACTTTAGTAACCTCGATTTTGATGAGGTTAAGACAACTTTAAAAGATTATTTAAAATCTAACTCAGAGTTTACTGATTATGACTTTGAGGGATCTAATCTTTCGACTATTTTGGATGTTCTGGCATATAATACCTACATTACATCATACAATGCAAACATGATCACCAATGAGGTGTTCATTGATACTGCAACTTTAAGAGAAAATGTCATATCTTTAGCAAGAAACATAGGTTATGTACCCCGTCCAAGGCAAGCAGCAAGGGCAACAGTAACCTTCTTTGTGAATACAGAGGGAATTACACCTTCACCTGCTTCTTTGACTCTTAAAAAGGGTCCAGTGGCAGCATCATCAAGTCCATTTGGTGGACAATCCTTTGTTTTCTCGATTTTGGCTGATATTACAGTCCCAGTTTTAAATGGAATTGCAGAATTTAACGATATTGAGGTTTTTGAAGGCACACTTTTAACTCAAACCTTTACTTATTCGTCAAGAGTTCCAAATCAGAAGTTTGTAATACCAAATATTGGTGTTGATACTGATTTAATGACCGTTTCTGTAAGACCGAACGAAGCATCTACCACAGAAACCAAATATAGTTCGCAAAATAGTCTTTTTGACGTAAAATCTGAGTCAAAAGTTTATTATTTACAAGAAATTGAAGATGAAAGGTATCAAATATTCTTTGGAGATGGAATTTTTGGAAAAGCACTCGAAGATGGTAATTTTATTACAATAGATTACATCACTTCTAGTGGAGATTCTGCAAATGGGTTAAATTCATTCAATTTTTCGGGTAGAATTCAATATACACGTAATGCTCAGTCATATACAATCAGTTCTGGCATCTCTTTGATGACAACTGGAATATCTGCATCGGGTGGAGAGACAATTGAGTCTGTGGAATCGGTTAGAAAGTTTGCTCCTCGAATTTATTCGTCTCAAAACAGGGCAGTTACGTCAAATGACTATGAATCTTTGATTCCATCAAGAATTTATCCTGAAACTGAGTCAATTTCCGTTTTTGGAGGTGAAGATTTGATTCCTCCTCAGTTTGGAAAGGTCTTTATTAGTATAAAACCCAAAACTGGTGACTTTTTACCAAATTTGATTAAAGAACAGATCAAATTAAAATTAAAGAAGTATGCGGTGGCAGGAATTGTCCCTGAAATACTTGATTTGAAGTATCTTTATATTGAAGTTAACTCGAAAATCTATTATAACAGTAATCTTGCACCTTCTGCAGCATATGTATCTTCTGTTGTACAAACTAACTCTACTAAGTATGCAGAATCTTCAGAAATGAATAAATATGGTGCTAGATTTAAGTATAGTAAGTTTTTAAATATTATTGACCAAAGTAATGAATCCATTACATCTAATATTACGACCATTTATATAAGAAGAGATATAAGAGCTGTATTAAATGCTTTTGCTGAATATCAAATTGGTTTTGGTAATGAATTTCATATTAAGAGTATGAGTGGATATAATATTAAATCATCAGCATTTAGAGTTGCTGGTGTTATGGATGATGTTTATATATCTGATATTCCTAACACAAATAGAATTACTGGATCACTATTTTTCTTTACTGTCCCATCAGAAGCATCTCAATCTCCTACTATCATTAGAAGAAATGTTGGAACCATCAATTATAAGGAGGGAATCATTACTATCAACCCAGTTAATATTCAATCTGGAATGATTAAAGATGGTCAAACTGTTATAGAAATTTCCGCATGTCCTATGTCTAATGATGTTATTGGATTACAGGATCTTTATTTGCAACTAGATATTAATAACAGTACGTTTGAAACCGTAGTTGATGAAATATCTTCAGGATTAGATCCTTCTGGTTCTAATTACATTACATCTACCAGTTATGCTAATGGCAATTTAGTTCGTTCTGGTGGACGTAATACTTCAACAACTACACGAACAACTTCGGTTCCAAGCACTTCAACTACAACTACTACAACAACAGGTGGTAGTTCTACAGCATCAACATCCGCAGCTTCATCCTACTAAGATAGAAAGACTATAAAATGACAACAAAAAGAGTACAGTTTAATAACATTGTCCAGAATCAATTACCTGGATATGTAAAGTCAGACTATCCATTAGTTGCTGAATTTTTAAAATCTTATTATCAAGGACAAGAATATGAAGGTGGACCAATTGATTTGGTTCAGAATATTGATCAATATGTAAAAATAGATAATCTTACAAATCTAACATACTCTGTTGGATTGGGTGCAACCGTTGGTATTTCAAGTGATGCAATTGATGTTGATATGCAGAACTTTCCTACAGGAACTCTGGGTTTTCCAGATTCTTATGGGTTGTTGAAAATTAATGATGAAATTAAACCATCTTAAGA